GAAGTATCGTAGTTGGTGGTACTAATGGACCGGCAGTAGAGGCAGCAGCAGATGTTGCTGGAACTGGTTTAACCGCTGTAACAGGTGACGGAACATTAGTAATCAATGTAGATGCTTCTCAAACACAAATAACATCGGTTGGTGCATTAGATGCGGGAAGTATAACCAGTAATTTTGGTTCTATAAATAATGGTTCATCCGCTATAACCACTACAGGCACTATAACAGGTGGTTCATTAATAAATGATTCGACTGTAGCAGCAAGTAGAATCACTGGTTCATTTACTGGTTCATTTGTAGGTGATGGAAGTAGTTTGACTGGAGTAGCTCAAGATATTGATAGTTTGAGTGAATTTAGTTCAACATCTTTCCATCAAACACAAGATATGTTCCATTTTTCAGATAATGGAACTGAAAAGAAAGTTAACTTTAGTAATTTACAAGATGGTATATTTGCTGATGTTAGTGGAGATGCCACAATCGCAGCAGGTGGTGCTTTAACAATTGCAGCAACATCAGTTGAGAATGGTATGTTAGCTGGTTCAATTGCAAATGCTAAACTATCAAACTCAACAATTAGTGGAGTTTCACTTGGTAGTAATTTGAATGATTTGACTGTGGATGATACTACTATTCAGTTAAATAGTGGAACTACATTTAATGGTTCAGCCGCAAGAACAATATCTGCCAAAACTGCAGCAATCGCAGATGGTGGAGCAGCACTTGCAACTGCAGACCAAATTCACACATTCTACACCACAGGTGGTAGTGATTTAGCAACTGCATTAAATACAGATTTAGGTGGTAACTTTACAATCGGTAATCAAGCAAGTGATACTGCAACATTTAGTGGGCCAGTAGTTATTACTGGAAACTTAGATGTAAATGGAACATTAACTACAATTGATAGTGCTAACTTGAGAGTTGCAGATAGATTTATCTACGCATCAAGTGGTTCAACAAGTGGTGATGGTGGATTAGTTGTGGGAACAGCAGCAGGTGTTGGAACTGCACTTGGATATGATGATAGTGCTTCAAGATGGGCTCTAACAAAAGCTGATGATACTGCAGAAAATGCAACATCAATAACACCAAGACAATATGTAGTAAGTGTTAGTGGTTCAGCAGGAGCTGCAAGTGGAACACCAAGTGACTTTGGTTCAAGTGCAACTGATAGAATCGGTATGATGCATGTTAATACTTCAAATGGAGATATTTGGATTTATAGTTAATTAATTTAAAGGGTTACAAAAAATGGCAGTAAATGTTAAAGGTAATGTAAAGAGCATAGTGAATGAAGTAGCTAAGTTTAAGAAAGAAGAAATTGAATTCTTATTCGAAATGATTAAGAACTCTATGATTCCAGGTAAACACTTGGGTATTGCGATGGAAGTTGTTACTAAACTTAAATCACAATACCAATTGTTGAATAGAAAAGAAGCTATTATTAAGAAAACAAAATCGAAAGATGATGTAGTTAAAGAACAGATAAATGATATTCAACAAGAAGAAAAACAAAGACTCAAAGAAGAAGATGGTGAAATTTGGGTAGAAGAATAAACTTTATTGGCCTTGTTTGGCAACAAGGAAGTGGGCCGAAAGGTAACCAACCATAAGGAGATGAATTAGATGCCAAGTTGGAAAAAAATCATAACGAGTGGTAGTGATGCTGCTCTAAATAGTGTTACTAAGACAGGTGATTTTACACTTGATGTTTCAGGTAATATAACACTTGATGCTGATGGGGCCCAAATTAGATTAGAGGATAACGGAACAGAATTTGGTAGATTAAGTAGAGTTGCTTCTGATTTGGTTATTAAATCAATAAGTAATAACAATGATATATTATTAAAAGGTGTTGATAATAGTTCAACTATAACTGCACTTAAATTAGATATGTCAGAGGCAGGAAATGCACAATTCAACGCGAAGATATCAGGTTCAGAAATAGAAGCAAGTGGTGATGTTATTGCATACGGAACATCCGATGAAAGATTAAAAGATAATATGGTTTACATAGGGAAACCATTAGAAAAGATTGACAAAATTGGTGGTTATACTTTTGATTGGAATGAAAAACAACAAACTTTTCGTGGAAAAGATATTGGAGTAAAAGCTCAAGAAATTGAAGCTGTACTTCCTGAGATAGTTACTACTCGGGCAAGTGGATACAAAGGTGTCAAATATGAGAAGATTGTTCCTTTATTAATTGAGGGAATTAAGGCATTAAATCAAAAAGTGGAGCACCTTGAAAATCTTTTAGGGAAAAAAATTGCCCCTAAAGAAAATTCGTAATTTACGAATTTAAATTGATATTTATTAATGAAGTTATAACACAATAATATAAAGGAGTTATAAAAATGGCTGAAAACCAAACAGAAATCAAAGAAGCAGAAGTAGTTGAGGAAACATCTCAAATTAAATTTAGTGAGGAAGAACTTAAAAGTTTAACCGATTTAAGAGATGCTTATGCAACTATACAGAATGATTTTGGTGTAATTAAAGTTAGAAAAGTTCTTGTAAATCAACAACTCGAAAATCTCGAAAATGCAGAAATAGAGTTAGAGACAAAATATGTTGAAGCACAACAAAATGAACAAGAACTTGTTAAAACTTTAAATGATAAGTATGGTCCTGGTAATCTAAACCCAGAGACTGGTGAATTCACACCAATACCACCTGCTCAATAAAAAAAACTTCCCTACAAACTATCGTTTGGGAATTTAACATGATATTTATATAAGAATATGTAAAATCTATATTCGAAATATAACTACTTAACATTTTTAGGAGAAAATAAATGGCTGAAAGAATAGTATCGCCAGGTGTATTTACTCGTGAAAAAGATTTATCTTTCTTACCTGCAGGTGTTGCAGATATCGGAGCAGCAATTATCGGACCTACACAAAAAGGGCCGGCATTTGTACCTACTCAAATAGGTTCATTCTCTGAATTCCAAAATATCTTCGGTGATTTAGATACTCGTTTTTATGTGCCTTACACTGTCAGCGAATATTTCAAAGGGGGAGCACCGACTGTAACTATTGTTCGTGTTCTCGGATTAGGTGGTTATCAGAACTCTAACATTAGAGTACAAATGGTCGTAGAAGCATCGGACTCAGGTTCGACCTCGTTGCCAGCTGGAACATATACAGCTGCAATTTTAAAACCTTCTCGTAATAATGTATCTCTTGATTTAGGTGCACCAACAAGTGCTTCTGTTGCAAGTTCAACTTGGACTTCTTCACAGATAACAATTGGTGCTTCAGCAGCTAAAACTATGAGTTTGGCTACTGGTTCAGATAATTACATAACAAAGATTTTCGGTACAGACCCACAAACCACAAATACGAATGTATATGTTTATAAAAACTTTATGCATGTGCAATCAGCGTATGGACTTACAGAAGCAAATGGAACGGCAGTTGCTGTTACTCTTGCAAGTGCAAGTTCGGCTGAGGATTTCACATATGATTATAGTGTAGCTACTACACCATATATTATATCACAAAAAGTTGGTGGTTCTGCAAAAAATCTATTTAAAATAAACACCCGTTCACATGGAACAGGTATTAATAGTGACTTTAAACTTGCTATTTCAGATTTAGTTGCCAAGGATGCAGAAGGAAATGATTGGGGTACATTTACTCTATCAGTAATGAAAAATGCTCCTGGTGAAACTGATGATGAAACAGTCTTGGAAACATTTACTAAACTTAATTTTGATGAAGATTCACCAAATTACGCACCAAGAAGAATTGGTGATAGATATGTAACAATTGATACAAATGGTAAACTTACCTATAATGGTGATTATCCAAATCAATCATCACATATTTATATAAGTGATTACGCATCAAATCTTGAGGGAATCAATGAAGACATATTACCACACGGCTTTGCTGCTGTAAGTAATCCTTGTTTAGGCGGTTCAAATGTACCAAGTGCAAGTTTTCAAACAGACCAGATAAATACATCGTTGAATGAATTTGATTCAAGTATTTATTATGGATGGAAATTCTCAAATGAAGATAATAAACAATATCTTGCACCACTACCACAATCAGGTGGTTCGGTTGGGGGTAATGTTGCATTCTCACTTGAAGATATGTATGGACATGCAGATGCTGCTACTAAGTTAGATGTAGAAACAGCTGCAGATGCCTCTACAGCACTTACATTATCTGCCGCTGATAAAGCTCAGTTAAAGTTTGTTGTACCATTCCAAAATGGTTTTGATGGAGAACAACCAGCACTATTAAAAGCAACAGGTAATAATATTGCTACTTCAAACACACAAGGATTCGATTGTAGTGGAGCACTAACAAGTGGTTCAGTTGCTTATAAACGAGCAATTGATGCAGTAAGTAATCCTGATGAGTTTGATATAAACTTAATGGTAACACCTGGTATTATACACGAATATCATAATGCAGTATCAAATCATGCAATTAGTAAAGTTGAAGCTAGAGCAGATGCTTTCTATGTAATGGATGGTTCAAGATGGGGAAGGTCAGTAGCAAACGCTGTTACTGATATCAAATCCGTTGATACAAATTATGCCGCTGTATATTATCCCTGGGTTAAAATACTTGACCCTGTAAAGGATAAACCAATGTGGGTGCCACCTTCTGTAGTATTACCTGGTGTAATATCTTTTACAGATAATGTAGCTCACGAATGGTTCGCACCAGCAGGTTTGAATCGTGGTGGATTGAATAGTGTGTTAGAAGCAAAAACAAGATTAACTCATACTGAAAGAGATAGACTCTATGAAGGTCGTGTTAATCCAATAGCTTCTTTCCCTGGACAAGGTGTTGTAGTGTTTGGACAAAAAACATTACAAGGTAAACCATCAGCACTTGATAGAATCAATGTAAGAAGACTATTAATTAGACTTCGTAAATTCATTGCTTCTTCATCAAGATACTTAGTATTTGAACAGAATACAGCCGCAACAAGAAACAGATTCTTAGGTATTGTTAATCCATACTTAGAATCAGTTCAGGCTAATTCTGGTTTAAGTGCGTTTAAAGTAGTAATGGATGATTCTAACAACACACCAGATGTTGTTGATAGAAATCAACTTGTTGGACAAATATTTATTCAACCTACAAGAACTGCAGAGTTCATTGTGTTGGATTTCGTAATATTACCAACAGGTGCTGCGTTTCCTGAGTAAGTTTAACTTATAAAGAAACTATCTTATAAACAAAAAAACCCCCGTTCTATTTGAGTGGGGGTTTTTTCTTTTTAGGAGGTCTCTAATGAAACAAATTTTTGAGTTTTTATCAATGGGAACTCTAACCCATCGCCCAAAATTTTCATACACTTGAGTGGGACTTTTCCCAAGTGTCTCGGTAGATTCTACACCTTAGTTCGTTTTTACCGCTCCGAGTCGGTGAACTTCAAACAGGGTAACATTCATAGATAATTCATAATTTCAATTCCTTTTTTTATTAACTCAATCAACACCTTAATATACGAAGAAAAACAATACAAGTCAAGTCTTTTTTTAAAAACTTCGAAAAAACTTCAAAGAATGATATGATAAATTACTGCTATTTACATCTTTTTTTCGTTTCTTGATATTTATTAACGAAGAAAATTTAATATAGGCAAAATTATTAGGAGAATAAAATGGCCCAAATACTTGATGCAGACGAAATATTTTTTACCCCGTTTGAACCGAAAACTAAGAACCGATTCGTAATGTATATCGAGGGTATACCTTCTTATTTTGTAAAAACAATGAATCGTCCACAAATTACTTTTGAGGAAATCGAACTTAATCATATCAATGTTAAGAGATTTGTAAAAGGTAAAGGAACATGGGAGCCTTTAGAAGTTACTCTATATGACCCAATCGTTCCAAGTGGAGCACAAGCTGTTATGGAGTGGGTAAGATTACACCACGAATCAGTAACAGGTCGTGATGGATATTCAGATTTTTATAAGAAAGAAATCAAATTCAATCTTTTAGGTCCAGTTGGTGATAAAGTTGAAGAATGGGTATTGAAAGGTGCTTTCATACAAACAGCAAACTTCAATGACTTAGATTTTGCTAACGGAACTGATGTTGCTGATATTTCGTTAACACTTCGTTACGATTACGCAGTATTATCGTTCTAAAACTATAAGGAAAATACGATGGCGTTTAAAGATATATTCAAAGACGACAACGATTATAATGAAAAATCTATAATCGGATTTGGTGCATTTGCTGTAATGGTAATATTTGCAGGTGCAGATGTTGTTACAGGTATTCTTGGAAAAGATTTAGTAATCAACGATGTTGTTTACAATTCATTCTTATTTACTGCATTGGGTAGTTTTGGTATTGCAGGGGCAGAGAAAATTTTCAAAAAATAAATTTGATTTTACGAAAGTAAATTAATAGTTATATACATATGGTTTTAAATACAATTTTCATTAGGAGATAAAAATGGCTGAAAATCAGTACGATTTTCCGACCGAAGTTTTGGCACTTCCTTCAAAAGGTTTACTTTATCCAAAGGATAGTCCGCTTCGTTCAGGAACAATAGATGTCAAATATATGACAGCAAAAGAGGAAGATATTCTAACTTCTACAAATCTTATACAAAAAGGATTAGTAATAGATAAACTATTAACAAGTGTTATTGCAGATGATAAAGTTTCATTAGATGATATGTTAATCGGTGATAAAAATGCACTTATGGTAGGAACAAGAGTTTTAGGATATGGTCCAGAATATCAAGTTAAAATGGAAGACCCTGATACGGGTTTAGAAGTTGAACATTCTTTTAATTTAACGACATTAGAAACTCGTGAGATAGATGATAAAGTGTTTAAGAATGGTAATAAATTTTCATTCAAAACACCAAAATCAGGAAATACTTTAGAGTTTAGGTTGTTAACACATAAAGATGAGAATGATATCGCAAAAGAAGTTAAATCTTACGAGAAGTTAACTAAAGCAACAGGTGTATCAAACGAACTTACAACTCGATTGAAAAAACAAATTATTTCAGTAGATGGTGATAATAAACAATCATCTATTAATGAATTTGTAGATAATCGATTTCTTGCATTAGATACAAAAGAGTTTCGTAAGTATGTAACATCAGTTACACCAGATGTGTTATTCGAACAAGAATATGAGAGTCAGATAGGAGAATCCCATACGGTCAACATACCGATAGGGATTGGGTTTTTTTGGCCTGACAGCTAAACACAAGACTTTAATACACGAAGAAATATTTAATTTAATCCAATACGGAAACGGGTTCGTCCATTCTGACGTCTATAGAATGCCCGTCTATTTAAGAAAATTCTATTTAAAACAATTAGTTGATGTAAAGAAAAAAGAGACTGAGCACACTAAACGGGCTCAATCACAAAGTTCAAATTTACCACCACACCTTCAAAAGAAAAATTAGGTTTATGATATTTATTATTGAATATTCACATCTAAATTCAAGGATAATACTATGAAGAAGAAATTGACTGTCGAGGGTTTTATACAGTCATTACTTAAACAAATACAAAAAATTACAAGTAATGACCTTAATAAAATAATGAGATTACAAGACCCACGATTAAAAAAATCTATACTAAAATTAAAAACCGACAAAGATTATTACGAGAAGATGGCTAAAAAATATGGCCTTCGATAAGCTCGTTAAACTATAATTAAATCATGGCCAAATATACACCACAACAAATAATAGATGCTAAAAGGGAAGAAGTGCGCTTGGGTGCAGAACTCAAACAAGAAGCTGGTGATATTAAAAAGGAACAAGAAAGAATAAATAAATTAAAAGGAGATGCCAAAGATATTGCTCAATCTGAACTTGATATGACAAAACAGATGTATGATATGAAGAAGATGGAGTATGATGAACAAAAGGCCATTGGAACAGAATACAAAAAACAATCAAATACACAAAGAAGATTGATTGGTAATGCTGGTGAACATATAAAACTCGTTATTAAAGAAAAAGATGTTATGGACAGTATTAATAGGGCAGTAAAGTATCAACATGACCAGGCATCTGATATTTATACTATTTTAACAGAAACATCTTCAATTCGAAATGAGATTTTAAAAACTAATAATAAAGAAAAATTATTATCCTATGATATAGCAGGTAATACTGAACAATTAAAAGAGATTCAAGAAAAAATCTTGATAATGGCACAAGATAAAACTAAAGAAGGTCAACAGGCATATAAGGATGCAAAAGCTGAATATGACTTAGCGGAAAAAGCTCATGTTGCAACATCATTGGTTGCAGAAAAAATGCAAGTTCAAAGAGACTTGTCTGATAGGTTACTTAATAATATAGGAATGACCACCGAAGGTATGAAGGATATGGCAAAACAGGCTCAATTGTTTATGAGTGCCATGATGAGAAATCCCTGGTTAATAGCAATTGCCGCTATTGTTGCAATGGTTGCGGCATTTAAAAAAGTTTTAGAAATGAATATGGATATTCGTGATTCAATGAAAATGTCTATGAAACAGGCACAAGATTTTAATAAAGAAATTTATGATGTAAATTCTTTATCAAAGTTAGATGGTTTTCTTGGTAAAGAGGGTTATTTGTGGCAAGGTATGAAACTTGGAACAGATTACTTTGAAGATTGGATGTTGGGTATAGATAGAAAAGAAATTGGTGCCTCTATTATAAATGCAACAGGAAAATTATCTGATGTATCTGTAGATACTGTCAAACAAGTAGCTAATTTACAAAAATATATGGGAGTTCTTCCAGAAGATGCTACTCAACTTGCTAAGAATTTTTCAGTTGTTACTGGTGAATCTATGTCAGCTTCATTATCGACTGTAGAGATGGTTGCGGCCATGGCACAATTCAATGATGTAGCGGCAGGTGTTGTAGTAGCAGATTTGGCAGAGAATATGGAAGATATGATGGCCTTTACTGATGGTAGTGCAGAGCAAATGGCAAGGGCAGCTATTGAAGCTAAGAAGATGGGTGTTAATTTAGCAACTACCGCAAAGATTGCAAATTCATTATTAGATTTTGAATCGAGTATTGAAAAAGAGATGGAGGCATCTCTATTAATTGGTAAACAATTAAACTTTAACAGAGCTCGACAATTAGCAATTGAGGGTGATATTGCTGGAGCTGCTCGAGATGTTATGAAACAAATTGGTGGTCAAGGTGCTTTCCAAAAAATGAATGTTATTCAGAGAAGAGCATTGGCTGATAGTATTGGTGTAAGTGTAGATGAGTTGGCGAGATTATCAAGTGGTAAAGTAGAGTTTAAGAAACCAACTGAAGAACAAATTCAAGAACAATTAACTGATGCACAAAAAGCAACAAATGCGGCATTGGCTCTGAATACAGTCGCTTTAGGTGGTTTAACAGCGGTAATGGCATATGCTGGTAAAAGGGGTTATAACAGACTTAGGGGAACTACAGGAAATGTTTCAGCAGTAGGGCCATTAAAAGCTGATGGAACACCTGATATGAGATATAAAGCCAACCGAGCAGCGGCTAATACTTCAGGAACACCAAAAGCTAACCAAATAAAACCAAAAGGTGGTCGTTTTAAAAATTTAAGAGGAAAAGGTGGTATGGCGGCAGCGGCATTGTTGTATGG